TGGCCATTTCACTTGCACAACTCACCCGCGCCAATACGCCCAAGCCACCCCGTATTCTGATTCACGGTGTTGCAGGCGTTGGTAAAACCACCTTCGCCGCAGAAGCCAGCAAACCTGTGTTCGTGCAAACGGAAGACGGTCTGGGAACAATTCCGGCAGCTAGCTTTCCGCTTGCACGCACGTTTGAGGAAGTCCTTGAGTCACTGGCCTCGCTCTACACCGAGGACCATGACTTCAAAACCGTGGTCATTGACAGCGTTGACTGGCTCGAGCCCTTAGTTTGGGGCAAGGCCTGCCGCGACAACGGCTGGGGATCGATTGAAGACGCCGGGTACGGCAAAGGCTACGTGGCCGCTTTGAGTCTATGGCGTCAGTACATCGACGGCCTGAACGCACTGCGTGACGACCGTGGCATGACCGTTGTACAAATCGCGCACACCGACATCAAGCGTTTTGACTCGCCCGAGCACGACCCCTATGACCGGTACGTCATCAAGTTGCACACCCGTGCAGCGGCGCTGATGCAGGAGCACTCCGACATCGTGCTCTTTGCCAACTACCGCATCTCAACCGTGAAGGCCGATGTCGGCTTCAACAAAAAAGTAAACCGCGCCATGGGCTCGGGCGAGCGGGTGATTCACACCGCCGAGCGCCCAGCCTTTTTGGCCAAGAACCGCTATGGCCTTCCCGAGACCCTGCCACTGGACTGGCAGTCCTTTGCCCAGGCCATGCCCGATGTGATCAAGCCCATGTTGATCACCAACCCAGTTACCCCCACCAACCCCACCACCTGAAATTGAAATAGGAGAAATCACCATGGCTTCATTCGGACAAACTTTCGACGCATCCTCAGTTGAACCCAGCAGCGGCTACGAAGTCCTGCCACCCGGTAAATACCTCGCCCAAATTGTTGCAAGCGAAATGCGTGCAACCAAAGACGGCATGGGCCAGTACCTCTACCTTGAGGTGGATGTCATTGAGGGGCAGTACGCAGGCCGCAAGCTCTTTGATCGCCTGAACCTCATCAATGCCAATGCAGATGCTGTGCAAATCGCACAGCGCACGCTGTCATCTATCTGCCGTGCCGTTGGCAAGTTGCAGGTCAGCAATTCGGAGCAGTTGCACCTCATTCCATTGATTGCTGATGTGCGTGTGCGCCCCCCGAAGGGCATGTATGGCGAGAGCAACTCGGTCCGCTACCTGCCTCGCAGCGGTCAGGCTGCAAACGCCCCCACATTCAGCACTGGTCCAGCCAACCCGCCAGCGCGTCCTGCCGTTGCTACAGCAACGCCTGCTGCCAACGGACTGCCCTGGAAGCGCCAAGCCTGAGGTCCCACTGCATGCACGAACACTTCACATTGCATCAACACGCGCTTGAGCCGGTTCACCTGCCGGACTCTGCGCAGGGCTGTCGGGAGCGAATGGCTGCGCTGCAAGGCGAGATTGCTTCCATTCGTGTTCAGATCGCAACGACTGACATTCGGCGGCAAACAGAGAAGAAGACGCTTGATGCTGCCTGGTTCCATCGCGCCAAAACCGCGCTGCGTTTAAAGCAGCAGGAGCTGGCGCAGGTGACTGTGCATCTTGCAACCTTTGATAAACGCGCTGCGCCCAATCACCGTGATGCCTTCAAAGACACCTTGATTGAAGTGGTGCGTGAAAACTGCAATGACCAGGAGTGGGCGGGCCTGGTGCAGCGTGCGCGTGACTTACACGCGAGCCAAGGAGGAAACCATGGCTGAACTGCCCGCCATCACAAGCCTTACCCGCGAGGCCATCTTCTCTGGCTATGAAGCAGATGCCAGTGATGGGTTTCGCAGCCACCTTGGCGCGTCCCTCATTGGCAAGGAATGCGAGCGTGCGCTTTGGTACGACTTTCGCTGGGTCACGCGAAGTAAGCACCCAGGCCGACTTCTGCGCTTGTTTGAAACCGGTCAACTGGAGGAGGCGCGCCTGGTGCTGAACCTGAGACGCACCGGTGCGACTGTGCTGGAAGTCGATCCCGAGACTGGACGTCAGTTTCGTGTTCAAGCCCATGGCGGCCATTTTGGTGGTTCGCTCGATGGCGTTGCCATCAATTTGCTTGAAGCACCCAAAGTCTGGCACGTGCTGGAGTTCAAGACGCACTCCAACAAGAGCTTTGGCGATCTGGTGGCCAAGAATGTACGCGAGTCCAAACCGCAGCACTTTGCCCAGATGCAAATCTACATGCACCTGATGGGAATTACCCGATCGATGTACTTGGCTGTGAACAAGGACACCGATGACCTGTATGTCGAACGCGTGGAGGCAGATGTCACTTATGCGGAACTTCTTCTGGAAAAAGCTCGGCGAATCATCTTTACCCAAACACCACTGCCACGCATCAGCGAAGAGCCAAGTTGGTATCAGTGCCGCATGTGTGACCACGCACCGGTTTGCCATGCAAGTGGCAACAGCGTGGTGGCACCTGCGATCAATTGCCGTACTTGCCTGCACTCAACACCCGTGGATGGTGGTTGGCATTGCGACCGGCATCAAAAGCGCCTGACCGAAGTAGATCAGCGCAGCGGCTGTGAGCAGCACCTGTATTTGCCACCACTTGTTCCTGCTACGCAAGTCGATGCGGGTGACGACTGGGTTGACTACGAATTTACCAACGGTGTTCGCTGGCGCGATGCCGGTTTGAAAAAGCACGCCGCCAACTGAATCCCCAACCGCAAACCTAAACGCAATTGAAAAAGGAGTCCCGTCATGAGCTTTTCCCTCCGCCCCTACCAAAGCGCTGCCATCCAAGGCATCTACAACTATTTCCAAGATGAGAGCGGCAACCCGCTGGTGGTGATTCCAACCGCTGGTGGCAAGTCACTGGTCATGGCCACCTTTGTCGAAGGTGTGCTCAAGGCCTACCCCGATCAGCGCATTCTGATCGTGACGCATGTGCGTGAGCTGATTGAGCAGAACTTTGCTGAACTCAAAAAGCTATGGCCGCAAGCACCGGCTGGCATCTATTCCGCTGGCCTTAAAAAGCGAGAAATCAGAGCACAGATTTTGTTTGCGGGCATCCAGTCCATCCACAAGCGTGTGTATGACGTTCAGCAATGTGATCTGGTGCTGATCGATGAGGCGCACCTGATCCCGCGTTCTTCGAACACGATGTACCGAAAATTTCTTGATGGCTTAAAGCGCCTGAACCCCGACCTCAAAGTTATTGGGTTGACGGCAACGCCTTACCGCCTGGACTCTGGACTCTTGCATGTAGGCAATGAGGCGATCTTCACTGATATCGCCTATGAGGTGTCGGTGCGCGAGTTGATTGACGACCACTACCTCTCACCGCTGATCTCCAAACGCATGGCAACGCAAATCGACCTCACCGGTGTGGGCACGCGCGGCGGTGAGTTCATCCCTAAGGATCTGGAAGCGGCCATTGACCAGGATGCCATCACGCAAAGTGCAGTCGACGAAATCTTCTCTTATTCAACGAACCGCAAAAGCTGGCTGATTTTTTGTGCTGGCGTGGACCATGCGTACCACGTGCGTGATGCGGTGCGCAGCAGAGGCGTGACCTGCGAGACGATTGTGGGAGATACGCCCAGCGCCCAGCGTGAGGCCATCATCAACGATTTCAAGGCCGGTCGTATTCAGTGCCTGACCAACGCCAATGTATTGACTACCGGTTTCAACGCGCCTGCGGTGGATCTGATTGCCATGCTGCGCCCCACCAAGTCGGCGGGTTTGTATGTCCAGATCGTAGGCCGAGGGTGCCGCCTTGCACCGGGCAAGACCGACTGCTTGGTACTCGACTTTGCCGGGAACATTGCCCGCCATGGCCCCATTGATGCCATCAAACCGAAAGCACCCAAAGCGGGCGAAGACGGTGATGCCCCAACCAAAGCCTGCCCTGAGTGCAACAGCATCGTTCATGCGGCGGTTCGACAGTGCCCCGACTGTGGCCACATGTTCCCGGAGCCGCAAATCAAGATTGACGCCAAAGCCAGCACTTTGGACATCCTCTCTGGCGGTCCACCCGAGTGGGTGCCCGTGACACGGGTCAGCTATGCCCGGCACGACAAGACTGGAAAGCCGCCGTCACTTCGAGTTGATTACTGGAGTGG